AGTGAGCGTATGCAGTTAGGTTTAAGTCTGTCCAAGTCAAGAGGAGTAGACATTTTACCAGAACGCTTTAAGTCCATCAAGATGAAAGAAGTACCGTAGACATTGGCCCATTGTTGAGCTTGTCTAAACAAGGTAGCAACTTTAAAGTAAGCATCTGCATCTCTATACAAGTTATCTTTATCATCTTTGAACTCACGCCACTCTCTAGTAGTGTCTTGAGGAACTATTTTACAAACCTTGTTAGCAATCCAGTCTTCACGAAAACGAGTTGTTAGTTGTTCGAAGTCTAAGTTCTTCTTACCGCGCACCCACTCATTAGCAGTTCGCTTGTCAGAACTTGTACCCATGCCAGTAACTACATTTTCTAATCCATCTGTAAAGCTCTGTTCCCTAGCTTTAAGGTTGCGCTCCGTAACTTCATCAACAGCTTTCTTGTGTTGACTTATTACTTTACCCATTTGTTCAGCTATCGGAGTTTTAGATGTACCAGCCATGCGTTACTCCTTATCTCTTGACTTGTAGCCATTTACCTTCTCAATAGAAAGGTGAGATGCAGTTTGTACTGAAAGCTCTACAGCCTTTAGACTAACTACAGTAATGACTGCCGCTACATTACCATCCGAGTCAACCACTTGAAGTGAGTTGTTCTTAGGAGAGCGGCCGTCGATACGTGTACGAATTGACATTATACCTCCTAAGCCCAGTCTTCGTAGTTGGCTGTTCGCTTGCCATAAGCAATATCACAAGCATCAGCAATGTTATCAAACACATCATCATTACCTGTACTGCTTCCCATACCTGTCATTCCTAGCACTTCACGCATAATGTGTGGTAGATGTTTATGACCTTGAGGGAATCTTATTCTATGTTGTGCAAAGTAGTTGATGCAGTTAATATACCTAGCTATCTTATCTTTACCAGATTTATCTCTAGGTATAGGCGCTAGTGGTATGCTACCTTCCCGAAGGAACTGTTGGTTTACATACTGACCACTAGACTTGTCTTCCATGTGTAGAGCACGAGGGAGCATACGAGGGAACTCCCTCTTAAACTTATTGTGCCTATCCCAGAAGAGCTTGACTTGAGCTATGAGTTCAGGCACTTCATACTTACCTATCATCACATCTATAAGCCATAGGTTTCTTTCTTTGTCTATGCCCCAATAACATATTACCGAATAGTCAGAGTAAGTCTGTTTAGTACTAGCTGTATCAGCAGTCATAAAACACTTAATAAAATCTTTCTTAGGTAATTCACTAGGAGCATACTCAATCCAGTAGTCTTCTGGTATGAGTCCTGTTCCTTTAGCTGTGGGGTCTCCCATATACTGAGAGTTAAAGGTATAAGGAGTGGCTGCTTTCATTCTCTCTAAAGACTTCAGCGACTTCCTAGATGGCCACAAGGCACTAACAGGCTCACGTCCTTCATCTATGTTATACAGGTAAGGAATAGCATGTGTATAGGCTTGTTTCTTTATGATGGCATCATAGAACTCCTCAGTTCCAGTAACTCCTTTCTCTACAATAGCAGGGATATTTAACCAGTGGTACTTGTCACTAGAGTTACCTCTTAGTATGTACCCTACTAGGTCTTCATCATGCACTCTTTGCATTATGATTACGATAGGTGTTCTAGCGCACTCTACTCTTCTACCTGCCGAGTCTTGTACCTCTCCGTCATTAGCTAGTCGTGACATAAAGGTATTATCGTATCGGTCATTTATTTCATTACGAATAGTAGGAGAGTAAGCATCCTTCGGTTTTATAGCATCATCTACTACAAACACACCTGAATACTTAGTACTTAATGAACCAGCACCTTTACCCTTAACTGTTTTAGAGTTCGTTACACTCTCTCATCTTTCGATGAGTGTCGGACTATATCTTCACATTTCTGTGGACACCGCTTCCACTCCACTTGGAGCGTACTTCCCGTAGGAATAGTCTCTGAACCTTATGAGGGCTAACACTACTTTACCAAAGCCGTCCTTTAGACAGCCAACGCCAAGACTTACATCTGCGAACATCTTTAACAGCAGAGATACTTAAACCAGTAGCTTTGCTTATAGCTTGTTGCTTGTAGCCTTGTAATATCATATCAATAGCTATGGACACTGACTTCTCTTTGTTCTTACAAAGATGCTGTCTTTCTCCACGAGCTTTCAAACCTTGCTCAACTGCATGAGCATTGTTATCTTCTCTTGTCACTATCTCAAGGTTGTCTAGTGCATTGTTAAGAGGGTTGCCATCTTTATGGTTAATCTCTTTCCCTGCACAGCTACCTAGAAAGGTGCCAGCTATTACTCTATGCCACATGTACCTGTAGGTCTTGCCATTCTTACATAGCGTGACTCTACGTTCGGACTTAGATGTTTTAGTTTTGTAGTGTCGCTTACTTACTTCACCTTTGAGGAAGTGACCACTCTTAGTAGAGTAGATGCGTCCATCATCATAGGCAATGTAATCACTGAAGTTAGGTATTACTTTCTTCATAGGTTATCCTCCTCTGTATAGGAGTGATAGCCCTCATCTTGGCTGCTGATTGGCATAGGTATTACCCGTAGCTTTCCAGCAATTCAATGTCTTTTATAGATGACCAGTATTGTTTAGTCATCTTGCCGCCTGTAGGCACTGCGTGCATTACGCCCATCTTATCCGTACCCCAACGTTCTAGCGACCTCTTGTTCCTATCAATCCTTACATCAGGAAAGATTACTTGGAACAATGGGTGCAGTATGGTAGCACGGATATATCCACTAGACTCTTGTACAACATCATCTGCATAAGAAGTGATGATGTTATGGGAGTGAGGATTGTGACAGAAACTATATAGAGGTAATGATATACTAAGAGTTTGAGTCTTAGAGTGACGAGGTGGTATAGTAACAATACCTCTGTCTATTTCACCATCTACTACCTTCTGCCCAAACCCAAATATTACATCGTGGAAATCTTGCGTCTGGAAAGGGAAACCCATTTGAATGTGGAAAGACCATTTAGCAAACCTAGAGAATCTCTTAAGTAGGTATGTTCTAACTTTAGAAGCAACAGCAGGAGTTACTTGTTCAGGGTCTACTTCTAATGGGTTTCTTATTATTTGTTTGTAGAGCTCTTTATCAATAGATTCATCTACAATAGCATGTACTCTGTCACCTTTCCTACGAGAAGCGTCAAAGTTACCAGCTTGAATAGTCTTCTTAATCTCATCTGCATATACTGTGTTGTTCTTATGGTCTCCAGAACGAAGAGCAGACAGTTGCGCTTCTATTAAGGAAGTAAGTACTGCATTTGAAGATAGACCTTGGCCTTCTTGCTCTGCTACTAAGTCTTCATAGTACGCTCTAGTAATGTACTCACTACTAGCTATGTACTTTCTTAGTATTGGTAGAGTCTTATTAATACCTCTACTTCTACTTACTTTTAGAACATCACCATAGTATTGAAGCAGTACCGAGACTACATAATCATCATAGTCTTTGTCCATACTTGGACTTGTATTTGGTACAACAGCCACTAGGTTTCTCCGATGTGTGTTATTTCCTAAAGGGGTTGCAACAGGAATATGTATAAGGGGATGCAAATGCCTCAGAACGAGGCACTTATATTAGGCAAAGAAATCAGGACATTTACGAAGTGAATGTAAGTCCCAGTCTCCTAGAGATGGAGGGTTTGGTAGTTCTACTTTATATAGGTACTCCCAATAGTCCTTTAACTCTTGGAGGTAATTTCTGTCATAGAGTTCTATAAACTTCTCTATGATAATGTCGTACAGCACATCCCTATAGTTTACATGTACAGCAAAAGAGTCATGTATCCAGACTCCTGGAATACCTCTTTCATGTAGCTCATGCGCAACCATTCTTAGGTGAGTAGCATCTAAAGAGTGGATTACATTTGGCCCTATACCAGACTGAGCTTTCTTAATAGAGGGAAGTGCCTTACCTGTCTTACCCATTTGCGGTACTCGTATGCTTACCTTGTGGTTCTTTCGTTGACTATCCCTTACTTGAATGTCCAACTTATCCCACTTGATAGTATACTGACTAGCAATGAATCCATCTGGAGTTACCCACTGTATTCTAGGATGGTTCGTTTTCTCTATAATAAGGCTGGCACATTGCCTCATCCATTCGACCCCTTCTACTATCGGTTCTAGTATCTGGTTGGTCTTGTTGAAGAGATGACTCCCTAGCGAGGCGCTCGTACCACGCTCTAGCCCTTTTCCTACTGTCTTGAATATCTTTAGTTCTTTGTCCCATTCTACTGGTGCTCCATGTAGTTCATGTACATTATCCATGCTACTCTTTCGAGTTGCACTATAAGCAAAGGTCATTACTGGTTTCTTACACGTCTTTCTAGTTGCGTACTCTTTTTGGTGTTCAGGTAATTCTTTTCTCCATTCTTGAGCAACGTACTCATATATATCCAAACCGTCCACAGCAGGCTGTATTTCCATGCCTAAGCGGTTAGTTATTGCAGTTGTGCGCAAAAGTGCCGACCAATGTTGAAGACCGCTACAGCGTCCATCCAGAGGCACGAAAGCGGGTAGCGGAATCGTCCTATCTGTATGAAAAGTAGACAGCAAATCAGCACACGACATGAACGAATAAGGCTTGTCAGCCTTGCGCCAAATGGACTCGTGCGCCACAGGGTCGCGTGCAACTGCAAGAGTAGTACCAATGTCAAGGTTCAATTCAGAATAGCCCTCAGTAGCTTCCAGAAGTGCTCTGTAGCCATCGTCCGTCAAAACCTCTCGCTTATACGGCAATATCAGAGCTTTTTCATGGTCAGCCCCTTGAGTACTAAATCCCACTGTAGAGTCATCATAAAGCCTACCACGACTGCACATGAAGTAAGGGAACTTGAACTTCTTATGCAGATGTCTTTCAGCTTCTTTGATAGCAATGTCGTACTGTAGGTACTGAGGGTCTTCTACTGTGAAAGGAGGGAACTCTTGCATGAACCAGAACATAAAGTCATTGACCATGAAAGGTGTCTCAGCGACAGCTTGTATGCCATTGATTTCTCTCTTCTGTTTCAGCCCTCTTCTAACACTGAAAGTAGTCTGAGTTTCGCAAGTAGGAATTGGGTAGCGTCTTATATTAGGTGCAGGTTGACACCTAACAAGCAATGATATTAGCTTGTCTGTAGGGTACGCTTCCGCAATGGTCTTGATGCCATCTTTATGTCTCCTAGTTTCTAGGTAGCCTAGTCGTTCCATTTCAGCCAGAAACAGTACTGCCAGTCTAACACTATTCTTCTCTTCACTGCCTGCTATCCTACAAGCCATCCTAGGTTTGCGGAACCTCCTCTTACTACTGGAGGATAGCTCCTTGCTTAGATTAATCATCATAGCTGCGTACTGCTCTACACTAGCTTTCTTAGCTATGGGTAGTTGAGGTATGATTTCATCTAAGACTGCATTGAAGTTGAGCATCTCTTTCTCCTGCTATTCTCACGCAATTAAGAAACTGTTTCTTTATAATCTTGGACTTATTATAAGGCTCTTCTCCAAAGAAAGCTAGATACCAACTTTCAAATACTCGAAGTGACCTCGTGTAACTGTATATCTCTGCGTACTTGATAAAGTGGTCTATAGTACACCATGCGGTTGTTCCTTGGTCTAACTTTACTATCCGTCTTTTAATAAATGCTTCAAATATTTTAGGACGTTGAGCTATAGTAATGTCTTTAGTAGCGATAGCCAATGCGCAATCTAAGTAGACACTTATAAGCTCTTGTGTTCTAGGGCAGAAGTCAGTCTTGATGTCTTCCATTGCCCTTTTGAGCGGTGGGTTACTTACTGTAATACTCATGGTTTCTCCTTAAGTGTATGTCTGCTCATACAACTAAGAGCCCTCACAAGAAGGCTCACGAAATTACAATTTCTCTTTCTGGTCTGCTAGGTAGATAAAATACCTATGTACTAAGTCTTCAAGAGTCTTGACTGTAGGAGTAGGATTACCCTCAACTAAGTCTAGCTTGATGGTGTTGCAGGAGAAAGACTTAATATCAATGTAGTCTCTACTATCACCTTCAAACGTACCTCTACCATGAAGTTGTGCAATACATACGTTGTAGCCTCTGTCTACAAAGACTTGTACTTCTTCCTTGAAGCCTCCGTCTGTAAAGACTATTACACAGTCCTTCATATCAGAGATTCTTTCTTCTGCTTTTATGCCGAAGTAGTCCTCTCCATAAAGAGGCTTACATAGTATCTCACTAACATAGATAAGAGCTTCTCTAGGTGACTTGCCACGCAACTTCTCTTGTGGCACTTCCTTAGTATCCCTATCATTACAAACATTCTTCAACCAATCTAGACTCACTTTAAAAGTACGAGCCGTAGTAAGTATTAGGTCATGCTTGAATGTAGATAGGTACACTCCTTTAGTATTAGCAAGAAGTAAGTTACCATGAGTATCTTTACCGCAAGCTGGTGGCCCATTTAGTATGACGATTAAAGGTTTCATTAATCTAAACTCTCTTCTGTTTTATCCCAACGAATACGAACAAACTTAGGGAAACGTAGCTTACCTGCTTCTGTCTTCTCCCTGTAGCCCACTTGGATAATCTTACCATGTAGTTCGTGACGATGCTCCCATAAGTATCTTCTGAACTCTAAGTCACCAATTTCATTTCCGTTGACATCTTCTTGTTTCATCACACTGCCTACTTTACCATGAGCAGTAGAGATACTTCCCATAATACCTTCGTACTTGCCTTTACCTACAGTCATGCCAAGTACTCTAACATCTGCCATTAATAGTGGGACTACCTTAAGCCAGTTAACACCCTTACGGATTACAATGCCTTCATGCCCCATAGCTACATACTTTTCCATCATACGTTGTAGCCATTCGTTAGTTGGATTAGTCTTAGTACCTAAGTATAGGCGAGGGTCCACATTACCATCAGTAAGTTCATAGATGTCTTCTTGGTTTACTTGTACATAGGATTGAGTACGAACAAGAGATACACTAGTATTCCAATCCGTACGGAAACATTCTGCATCTTTGAACTCTAAGTGGTCACAGTTATAGAGTGGTTTACCTTCTCTTGATACAACAGCACCAAAGGAGTTACGAATAACCCTAACTCCGTCAATCTTAATGTAGATGTCCCAATCACCTTTCAAGTCAATGTCCGTATGGTTACGAGCTTTAACATAGTGAGTTCCATCTGGTAAATATCTAGCAGCCATTACGTCCTCCTGGAATATAGAACCTTTGAAAGTCGTGGCTCTCTCTTATGTAGCAGACAGCACGCCCTTCATTGTCCATGCAGTCTCTAATCTCTGCATACCTGTACCCATCTTTCCACTCTCCATCTATCGCAATAAGACAGCTAGAGAATACTACATATCTTTTAGACGGACGTTTGACATGTGCAATAGGTACAGCGTTCTTGATACATTCTTCAAGGTCACTTGGGCTTAAGCCCAGCTTTTGAGTAGAGGTACTTCCTAACAGCGTCTTTTCTTTCTTTTGCATTTTTCTGCCCTTTAAATATTCCTGCTCTAACCAGTTTAGCTTTCTGCTCTTTAGCTGTCAGTTTGCCATACTTGACGACTTTCTTCTCTAGCTCTGCTTCTTCTAAAGTGTAGCCATAACGTTCTGAGTATGTCACTATGCTATGACAAGGCTTGCACAGCACTTCTAGGTCAGACTCCTTAACTAAGAACAAGTTTTCACAGTATCTTCCGAACTCTTTGATAGAGAGTACGGTCTTCTTGTGGTTCACCTCTACCTCAGTAGTTCTGACTTCATTGTGGCAGTGTTCGCACTTGATGAACCAAAGTTTCCTAAACTTATTATCTTTAGAACGGCCCATCCTTCTGAACCTGTTTCTTTCCAACTTAGCTAGGCGAGCTGGATGATTAGTCCATACTCGTCTTAAGTTTTTATCTAGCCACCTATACAGGGCTTTGATGTCTGAACCAAGATAACCATACATACTACCCTCCGTTTATAACTTTGTTCTCATCAGAAGTACACAAGCGATTCTCTTGTAAGTCAAACCACTCTTTCTTCTCTGAGATAGGGTGCCACATTAGAGCGTATCTGTCTTCATGTAGTTTGTTTACCATGAATACTTGTCGCCCTGCTTTAATAAGCTCATCCATAGCCCCTTCTCCAAACACATCTCTATACGCTTGGAATACGACTTTAACACCTTCACGATAGGTCTTGCAGTATTGGAGTATCTGATAAGCTTCTATGCTACCAACACCGTCACGTTCATAACGGTACTGTCCTGCTTTAGCTCCAGACTTATACATTTTACGAACTCTCTTACCAGCACCCATGATTCCATCAGTAGGGTCGCCTATTAAGCATTGGTATAAGAACCAAATAGGGCCAAAGCCTTTTACTTCTTTCTTAACATTAGAAGCACCTGTTTGCACTGGTACAATGTAAGGAGTAGTCTTTCTGGCGTTCTCTAATGACTTTAGATGCTTAGGGTTATCGAAGTCGCCTTTCATCTCTAACCAAAGTTCGCCAAGTCCTTTAACATACAAACGTTTCTCACCAACAGTAGGAGTCTCCCAACGGAAGTGAGAACCAAGAGCTTGAAGTAAGTCTTTATCCAAAGTAGCTATACAAGTAGAACCATCATTCTTCTGAGCTATCTTAAGAGTATCATCAGCCTCTAAGCCATCTACCCGAATGGTATCGAACTTTGCTGTAACATAAGCAATACCATTCTTTAGGTGGTAAGGTCGCCATGCTTTAGGTGAGTGTTTAAGCTCTCCTTTACCTAATTTAAGTTGGTAAGCTTCAGCCTCTTCTTTATCTAAGAAGATATTACCATCTGAGGTTTCCCAAGTGTCTTTACGGTTAGCTTTGTATCGGTCATTGACTACATAGCGGTAGTTCTCTCTCTTGCCAGAGAAATGCACTACTACTTTTTCTGCATTTAATGAGTTCTTGATACCTAGTATCTTACTTTCAATAGACTTAGCTGTGCTATTAAAGTCTACGTCTTGTGGTTCGTTCCCATACTCTACTGCTGCACATACGTTGAAGACAAGTAAGTCTCCATCAATATGTACTGTATGAGGGTCACGAGGGAGGTTGTTCATTTGTATCTCCTACTAGATAACGAGTTGTAGTAAAATCCACAGTACTATGAACGTAGGTATAGAGATTTTCATTAGTTCAATGAAGTACTCTCTAAAGCCAAACGCCACAACAGGGATTATGAAAAGAAAGATTATCCAAAACATGTTAAGTTCTCCAAGTCACATAAGATAAGGCACCTGCTGTAGATGCCTTAGATTTATATACCTTAGAAGATGTCGTCAAACTCTTCTTCGGTTTGAGCTACTTCGTCTTTAGCTTCTTTTACAGATGTCTTAATACGAGAAGCTGCTTCTGCTCTAGCCTTAGCTTGAGCTTCTGCTTCCAGTTTAGCTTCTTGTTCTGCTAAAGCTTCTGGAGACACTGATTCTTCTTCTGCTTCCTCGACAGGAGCAGCTTGAGCTTGTACTCCAACGACAGATTCTAGCGCAGAGCCAGGGAACATAGTAGAAGCACGGATGCGGTCTTGGTCTGCATACTGGTTGCCTTTGTTTAGACGATTCCAAGCATCTAGTCCACAGTCCCAATCGAAGTATAGTCCTTCGCCTACTAACTCTAGGTTCGCAGCTACGCCTTGTTCCTTCATAGCTTTCAGTGCCATAAACTGTTTCTTAGTCATTGCTGAGAAGCCAGTAATCTTGTTATCTTCTTCACCCTTACGTTTGCCTTTAGACTTAACGTAAGTAGATAGGATGATACAGATTGGACGACCAATCAAATCAGAGTAGTCTTCTTCCATTACTTCTGTAGCTTTGAAGCTAGGAGAAAGGATTTGAAGAAGCGGATATAGGTTAGCCTTAGTACCTACATACCCATCAGGAGAGTAGGTAACTTCATAGCTGAACCAACGAGGCTTGTCGATTAGAGGAGCTTCTTCATCATAAGAACCGTCATCCTCTTTCTTGTACATGAACTCATCCATACACTCGAACACAAACTTTAGTTTATGCTTAGGTTCTGGGTACATTCGAGAGCCAGGCTGTAGGCCCAAATCTACAATACTAACTACACGAGCGTAGTAAGAACCTGCTTCAAGAGTAGGAGCTACCATTGGTTCGCCTGTACCTGTTGCTTTACGAGCTTTTGCAATTGCCATTCTATTTACCTTTATATTAATTAATGAATTATGCCACTTATAGGAAGTAGCCACCTTCAACTAAGGCGCTATTGTGCCTTGTAATTTCTAGTGTATCTCAGAGTAGTCCTTACCAAACTGTACGTCACAGTCCATGTCCCTGTTTAAGGACAGTTGATTGTTTACTCCTTGGATAGCACCTTTAACTATGTTCATCCATACGTTCTGACTCTTTTCTCCTTTCTTGGTTCTCAAGATTACTTCATCGTGAAATTGAGCTACAAGAGGAAGAAGTCTGTTGAACCTTCTTAAGCACTCGTCATACATGTACTTAACCCAAATGTCGAATACATACGCACCTGTACCTTGACATAGAGTAGAGAACTTATCCTTGTCAGCTTTAAGCCAGTACCAGAATCCGTTGATAGGGTTCTTAAGGTACTTAGTCTTCTTACCATCAATGTTAACTGTCTTGACAGTACAGGAGTCAGCTATCTCATTAATAGACCAGTTTAGCTTCCAGTAGGTGTCCTTCAACATATTACCTGTTGATACATCAACACCTGCTGCACGAGCAACTGTTGCTCCTCCTGCACCATACTGACAAGAGTAGTTAGTAGCTTTACCTTGTGGCCTGATTACCTTAGCAATCTTATTCATCTTGAACTCATCAAGAGTCTTGGCTTTATAGCCTGCTACTTCTTCTTGAGTAAGCATACCACCAGTTAAACAAATGTCTAAGTGAGGGTCGTAGTCCTCTGCCATCTGCTTCTTAACATACTCAGGGTCATAAGGCCATTGGAAGTGGTGTTTGACTCTATCCTCTAATGAAGATAAGTCACTGCCTAAGTTCTCATATTCTCCATCGAAGTAGAACAATGCCCTCATACGTTCACCATAAGGTACACGAGTAGAAGGTAGGTTTACTAGTACGCTATGCTTAAGTCTTAATGTATTAGTAAGTCCTGCACAACGAGCTACAATAGTACCATCCTTACGAACGTTCTCTAGGAATCCCTTACAGAGACCAAGTCTATGCCTAATGATGCCTAGTCCCTTTAGATGATGTAATCCAGCTTCAGGATGCTTGTCAATCAACTTATCAATTGAAGGACAAATCTTACCTCCAGACTTCTCGATACTAATCTGAGGCACTTCTCTTACTTCACCTGTCTCCTTGTCACGAACATACTTGAACGTTTCTGGCACCCATCCTAGAGAGAAAAGCCAAGTCTTAATTTGCACTACACTGTTAGGGTTTCCTTTCAACCTATCTTTAATGATAGTTATGTCGTAGTCTTGAAGTTCGCCATTAACGAAAGGTTCCCTTCCAGCAGCTTTACATAAAGCTACCCACTTGATACCTGTAGCAGATAAAGACCGGTCTTTCTTAAACGGCTTCTTAGGAATGTTCTTAACTTCTCTTATTACTTTAGGAGGCATAGCTTCTGCCAGTGCAGTAATACGTTCTTCCTTGTCTGCCTCAAGTTCTTCAAGTAGGGTAGTACAGTTCTCGATGTTAAGCTTCCACCTATGAAGCTGTTGTACCCTTTGTTGTTCCATCTTGAACATTAGGAACCCGATGAACTCTTTAAGTTTCTGAGGTTCACCACTATAGATAGCTTTAAGTTCCTTATCAAACAGTTTCCATAACTTGTATTGAATCCTACAGTCCATCATAACACGATTGTTATAGACTTCTTGTTCGCCATTAATCCAGTCTGTTACAGGTGGCTTAGGTACACCAAAGCGTTCGCCCCATAACTCAAGTCCGTGTCTCTTGTCTTTAGGACGCAAGTACCAAGAGATAGGTAGCGTGTCGAGAATCTTGATGTTGTCTATGCTGTAACCAAGAAACTTCAAGGCTTCTCCGTCAAACGTAATACCATTATGCATTATAAGTGTGTGGCCTTCATCTAGCCAGTCTTGCAACTGGTCTAGTGGCCTCATATCTTCACAGATGCGCTCTTTCAACACATTGAAGTGGTTACTGAAACAAGTTTCTTTACCGGTGTTCATGTTGATGGCACCAAGGTTATGGAGCTTAGGGTTCTCCTGTAGCTCCATGTCCTCTATAAGTCCTGTGGTTTCTATGTCTGAAGCATAGACTCCCATCACTAACCTCCTTTGCGATTAGGGTTCATATCTACTTTATCATCTAAGTATAAAGAGCTATCCCAATTCTTTTCTAGTAATCTTGACGTAGCTGCATCATAGTAAGTCTTAAGTCTGAACGTCTTACCTGCTTTACGAACCTTGAAACAAGTTATGAAAGAACAGTTAGGGTCTTTAGCATACTTGTTACGTTCAAAGCCCATGAGTAGTGTACAGTAACGTTGTAATGCACGAGAGCCAGTAAACTGAGACTCATGTACTACACCGCCATTCTCATGTGGTCGCTGTCCTTTAGCTGGAGAGTTCAAGTGAGATACTAGCACTATCTGTAGGTTGAACTTTATAGTCAAGTCAGCACAGTCCTTAGCAACAATACCTATGAAGTCATTACGCTCGCCACTAGGTATTCCCTCACTTAGAGTAGTGAGGTTATCTAGTAACACAACATCGTAACTGTCGCCTAGCTTACGGATGGTACGTTTCATGGCTTCCCAAGTATCGTATGGGTCTCCATTATCTTCTGGATTCCACAAGTCGATATAAGGCTCTAGGTTTCCTGCTGTCCTAACAAGCTGGTCAGCATCATAGTCAAGTTCTGGAGTGTTGTAAGGTATGTTATCTACTTTACCACAAATGTAACGTAAAGATTCTTCGTTGGTTTCCTCCATCATAATACATAGAGTTCTCCAGCCATGCTTCCTTGCGTTCCATGCAGCCAGTTCATGTAGCATAGTAGTCTTACCTAAGCCAGTACCAGCACCAAGACCAATCAAGTTAGGTTTACGCTGACCAAAGATATTCTGAGTGACAGTAGGCCAAGGGAATGACTTACCCATTTCTACTTTCTCTAGAGCTGAACCTATGATGTTAGAGAACTTCTTAACTTCACTAGGCATTTGTTTCTGCGCTCTAAAGACTACAGCTTCTTTAGTTGCTTTAATCTTGCCTTGTACCAGACACTCATTAGCATCTTTACAAGGCAGTCTTGCAGTCATGGCTTTAGGTAGGTACTTGAGCGTCTCACGAGCAGCTTTACGACCTTCTTTATCATCATCGTATACTAGGACTACGTTCTCAAAGCGAGAGTCAATCTCATCTGCTATACGACCTAATGCTCCTACAGACTTACAACCATTAGGTAGAGAGATTACAGCGTACTCTAAGTCAGCGTAGTTAGTACCTTTATTGGCAGCTCTTAAGATGTAACGAAGACTGATAGCATCTTCCTCACCTTCTGTAATATACAGAGTCCTACCACCAATAGCTTTAGCTTTATGCCAGCCATAAGGTTCTGCATTTATGATGTCACCTACAGACCACTGTGGACGTTTACCCTCTGCGTTCTTCTCTAGTAGTTTAATCTTGTAAGCTACTAGTTTGTTGTTAGAAGTGTACGGATGAGCTAGAGCTATTGGAGTATGTCCATCATACTCACTGTACAGTAATCTAACACCATGATACTCCCAATCCTCTTTAGGTATAGAGCGATAGTTATTGCCTATGAACGGACAACTTCTAATCTCTGCTATCTCTTCAGCGATTTCTTCTGGAGTCTTCTTCTTGAACTTAGTAGGGTCAGGCTTAACACCTGTACCATACGGGTCTTTAATGTATTTGCCCTTACCTTCATCGTGAGAGTAACAGAAGCCACTGTACGTCCCATCTTCGTTAAGGAATACTTGAATTGATTGTCCATCTGGTTTGCATGAACAAGCTAGTCTATCTACGCAGTTGCCCGCCATTATAAGGTTCTCCTTCTTATTCTTCTCTTCCAACTAGGAACTTTTATGGTGATGTACTGATAGAGTTAAATGAGAGTTGGAGAACCCTTCTACCAATACATCATCATAATAGTTCTCCGATAAAGAAGAGGGACGAATCCCTCAACTTAGTTATGCTTCTTCTTTAGGAATCTCGAATCTGTAATTGATTACATTCCTTAGAGGGTATACTTGATTGATGTTGTTTTCACTAGTCAATATTAGAACACTATGCTCTTCATCTATCTTGATAGAAACAGCATCGAAGTAGTCATGTTTACCATCTATTGTCTTAACTATTACTTGCATCATATCATCTCGAAAGCGTCTACCGCTTGTTCTAGTAAGCCCATGTCATCTTTAACCTTAAAGATATACTCAATGCACGTTCTTTCATCGTGAGTTAGGTTTTGCCAACGGTCATAGACTCGCATGAAGTCACCTAGTCCATCACTATTTTCCCACAAATTCTTATCTATATCATCTGCAATCACTAGCTCTACAAGTACGGTACCTCCACAAGGGTCGTCAAGTTCATACAGCTCTACATAATGTTCTAGTGCGGGACTGCCTAACTCTACGAATGGAGGATACTCCGTCATTGTAAAGTCGTGAAGTACTTGTCCACCGTTTACTAGTGTCAATTTAAATACAGGAGTCATTATAAGTCCTCTTGTGCAAGTTCTTCTTGCAGTTCTTCTGCCAACTCGTTACGTTGTTGTTCTTCTAGCTGGTAACAAGCACCAATAATCTGTAGCCGTTCAGCCAGTCCAATGCCCTTGTCTTGGAACAAGAACTGAGCTGAGTCTTCCCACAGTTCAAAGTCAGACTTATCTTTGTCTTCCATGTATTCAGTAAGTTCTAGTACAGCGTGTTCATCTATAGGTAAGCCTTTAGCTTGAATAGCTTTACCTTGACAGATGTAATGCTGTCTTACTAGGTTTCCAATGATGTCCTGGATTAGTACTTCTAAGTTAGGATGATTCAGCTTTACTG